CGCATTTAAAAAAGCTGTTAAGTTTGCAAAGAAGATTTTAAAAAATATGTTTGAAAAAACTAATTCATCTTTATTAGCGGAAGAAACCATCAAAGATGAAATCCAAAATTTGAAAAAGCAAAATGAATTTAAAACAAAAAACAAAAAAAGAAACTATCTCATATTAGAAAGTTTCGTTCCATTCCAAGAGACAATAATTAAACACAACGAAACTTACAATGAAGAAGATAAAATTAAATTTGTAATCAATAAGAATAAAAACAAATACAATTTACATACAATTAAAAAATCGTTAGGCAATTTTGAAAACCATGTAGACCTTATATCTTTAGATATGGCAAAAGAACTAGGAATAAATGTGGACTTCATACACAACAATAAGTTCTTTGCTGTAGCTGATAGTATGGAAGCTTTGGAAGAAATAATAGCTATCAGTATGGGCGAAGTATAAAACAAAAAAATAAATTTTAAATTTCTCTTGACATTTGTGATTGGATATGGTACAATAAGATTCGTCACAAATGTTGAGACTAAATAGGGAAATAAATTACGAAAGAAATTAAAAAGAAAGAAGGATTTATTATGAACGGAAAAATTAAAAAAACAATAGCAACATCAACAATAATATTTTTATTATTGTTAGCTACATTATCTTTATCAAGTTGTAACGACAATACAACTACAACCACATCAATAGAAAATTCAAAATCAAATTCAATTTCCGAAAACAAAACAACAACAGAAGAAACAGAGTTTGTTTTTTCCACAGTAGAAACAACAGCAACAACAGTAGCTACAGCAAAACCAATAGAAGAAATACTTTCTGAAAAAAATATAGATGTTGAATTAAAGGATTATGTATCTCCAGAATATAATCCAATGATAAAGTCAGTATATAATCTATATACTCTTGAACAAATATATCAGTTAGTACCGTTCTTTAATGAGAACTTCAATCTAAGAGAAGATGGCACAGTTAATCCTAATTTACTTTCTGCGATATCTTTAAGGTACGATATTGCTTGCTTGAAGCCACAAAACGAAAACCTAGAACCAATGGTATATTTGGATATGTTATATTCAGTTAAGACTCAATATTTTAAAGATATAACAATGGATGAGTTGGCAACAATGGGAGTTACATTTGGCAATCAACCAAAAGAAGAAGTATTATATATTCTACAAAATTATTAATCTACATAGCCAAGTTATTATTAAGCATTAGCTTATAATATATATTTTAATTAAAATTTATTATTATGAAAGACGAGGACTAAACATGAGTGAAGAAATCAAAAAAGAAAAATTAAGCCTAACTAACAAAGGAGTTGCAATTGGTAAGATTGCAGAGTTCAAAAAAAACGAGGCAAACGTTGCCGACGATGGAACTCATTATGTGAATTTGGAATTTGTATTACAGTATTCACAAAAGCCAGAAGATAATATGAAATTTAAATATCGTATCCAAGATAAAGCTTGGGACGAAGAGAGTCAAAGTTTTTCTAAAGAGAATAAAAACTTTGAACCATTCCTAAAACTATTAGAAGTAATGGAGAAAAATACTATTGTTCAAGTAGGTTGGGAGGATGCTATAAAAATAAAAGTAAATACCAACTTTAAAGCGAATGATTATTATTCCGAAAGGGATGATGAAGTAGTAGAAAATACCATAGTAAATGCTACATCTATAGTTCAAGCAGGTCTAGAAGAAAGATACGCACACCACTTTAATCTTGAAGGTAGGATAGTTGATATTCAACCAGAGAGAACTAAAAACAAAGAAGGTAAATATGAGGAAAGCGGAAGATTAGATGTTACAATAGTTACATTATCCTTTGGAAAGAATGAAGCTATTGTGGTAAAAAATTTAAAGATTGAGCAAAAATTTGTAGAAGGCTTTCAGCTACTGTATCAAGTAGGAGATACTATTATGGTTACAAATGGTATTTTCAAAACACGAGTTGTAAAAATAGATAGGAAAATTGTGGCGTCAGATAGTATGTGGGGAACAGCAGAAGAAGATGATGAGGATGTGTATGAATTTAAAGACCAATCGCAGTTTGTAAATTATGAGAGACACATTAATAATGCAAGTGCTCCTTACAAAGAAGATAACGCAAATTACATTTCAGACGAACTACTTACAAAAGTAAAAGCTGAAAGAGAGATTGCTCTATCTACAATAAAAGAAAAATACCTAAAGAAAAAAGAAGAAGGCTCTAAGAAGTCTACTTCAAAGGTAAGTAGATTTGATACTAAAGTTCCTACCTCTACTACTACTACAGAAAAGAAAACTTCTAAGTGGTAATATAATAGCTTAGTAATTAATATAATAAGAACATACTTTCCAAAATGGTATGTTCTTATTATAAATAAAATAAAATTAAATTTTAAAAATAGAAATGGAGAGTAAAATAATTCTCAAAAGTATTGGCAAACATAGACAAATGCGGTATAATGTATTTGTAAAGAGGTGGTGAAATTGCTAAAGAGTTACAAAACAGAGATAAATCCAACGGTTGAGCAGAAACAGATAATTCATAAAACAATTGGCGTATGTAGGTATATTTATAACTTCTATCTTGCTTATAATAAAGAAATTTATGAAAAAGAAAAGCGTTTTGTAACAGCTAATGAATTTTCAAAATGGCTTAACAATACTTTCATTCCTAATAATCAAAAATATCATTGGATAAAAGAGGTTAGTAGTAAATCAGTTAAACAAAGTATAATGAATGGTGAAAAATCATTTAAAGGTTTTTTCAAAAGACAATCTCGTTTTCCAAAATTCAAAAAGAAAAATAAATCTGATGTTAAAATGTATTTTGTAAAAACAGATGCTAAAGTTATTATATCTTGTGAAAGACATAGGATTAAAATACCAACACTGGGATGGGTTAAGTTAAAAGAAAAAGGTTACATTCCAACAAATTATAATACTCATACTATTAAAAGTGGTACAGTTTCTATAAAAGCAGGTAGATACTATGTTTCTGTTTTAGTAGAAGAACAAGAACAAAATCAACCACAACTTAATGACTTTGGTATAGGAATTGATTTGGGTATAAAAGATTTTGCAATATGTTCTAATGGGAACACTTATAAAAACATAAACAAAACCAATCAAGTTAAAAAACTTCAAAAGAAGTTAAAACGTGAGCAACGTAGTCTATCAAGGAAATATGAAGACTATAAGAAATTAAACAAAAATGAAAGAGAGGTTGCTACTAGACAAAATATCCAAAAACAAAAGCTAAAAGTACAAAGACTTCATCATAGACTTGACAATATGCGTACAGATTATATTAATAAAGTAATATCGGAATTGGTAAAAACCAAACCAATGTGGATAACTATTGAAGATTTAAACGTAAAAGGTATGATGAAGAATAGACGTCTTTCTAAGGCAATTGCACAGCAAAAGTTTTTTGAGTTTAGAATAAAACTTATTACTAAGTGTAACGAATTAGGTATAGAATTAAGAGTTGTGAATCGTTTTTATCCATCTTCAAAAACTTGTCATAATTGTGGTTGTATTAAATCTGATTTAAAATTATCAGATAGAACTTATATATGTCCAGAATGTGGTTATATTGAAGATAGAGATTTAAATGCAAGTCTTAATTTAAGAGATTGTCAAATCTACAAAATAGCATAATAAAAACTAATGTAGATATGTACTCGTGGCTAGCGAGGAATTTACGCCTGTGGACTATACAAGAACTTGTGAGTAGTATTCAGTAATGATACAAAAGCATATAGGCTGAAACAGGAACTTTTCTCAATATGGGTATGTTTGTCCATATTTTGAGTAGCAGAAGCTTATGATAAAATTGGATGACTTTTTAAAACCACAAATAGAACAAATAGCAAAAGGATTAAAGGGCAAGTGCATTACTATATATGGTGGCAACAACTTAGGCAAAACGAAACAAACCACTAAACTTCCTAAACCTTATGTGTTAGCATGTGAGAATGGTGGAGTATACAATGTACCAAAGAAAGATATAAGTGAATGGAAAGATTTCTCACAGGCTGTAGATTTTTTATCATCAGAAAGAACTAAAAAAATAATAAGAGAAAGCTATGAGACAATTATAGTTGATGGCATAGAGTCTTTGGCTAATATGTTGAATATATATGTTTGCGATACCTATCTTAAGGGTGCTCCAGACCTAGGAGCTAAAGATAATAAAGACAAAGATTTACAAGGTGTAAATGGATATAAGATATATGAAAAATTAATAGGACAAAAGATTACTGATTTAGTTTTGTCTGGATTTACTGTTGTATTCATAGGACACGAAGAAGAAAAGAAAGAATTTATATCTCTTAAGGGCGAAAAAAGATTGATAGCTCCTATAGTAAATAACTGTGACATAGTTGTTTACTTGAAGTCTAGTGGTGTAGATGAGAACTATAGACCCTTAAACTCTACAGCTTATCTATTTCAAACAAAAGATTATTTTGCAAGATGTAGGTACGCAGAAGCAAACAATGGATTTGAGTTTACGATAGAAAATCTTGATGCGGAGATTGCTTTAGCTATAGAAAAAGAAGAAGCTAATGGTGGATTTAAAGCACTATCTTATGAAGATAGTGAAAAGATAAGAGAGACAAAAAAAATAAAAGCTAACTTTGAAAACACTTTAGATAAAATATATTCTCATTTAGAACTATTTGAAGAAAAATCTACAGGAACTAATGATTTAATATCTAAAGCAGTTACAATGTATGAAGGTATAATAGGAGTAGGAAAGAAAATATCTGAATGCACTGAAACACAATTAGAAGCATTAGACACTATATTGTTTAAGCTTACTAACTTAGCGGAAGAAAATAATATATCTATAGATACTGCCACAGAATAATATTTAAATACAAACCATAATAGGCAATCAGTAATGGTTGTCTATTCTTTTACATAAATAAAACAAAACAAGTAGGTGATACAATGGCTAGAGCCAAAACTAAAAAAGAAAAAACAAATGAAGAACTACAAGACAGTCAAGATTATAAAGAGCTTATAGACTATATCTTCAAAAGATTATATGATACACCACATCCTTTGGTTTATAAACAGATTAAAGAATTCAAAGAGCAAGGTAAGACTTATTTTGGTATGCTACATAGTCTTATTTATTTTTATGATATGTTACAAAATGAAAAGAAAGATGATGTATTTGGTGTAGGCATAATAGAATATGTTTATGATGAAGCATCTAAATTTTATCAACAGATAGAAAAAGAAAGAGAAAGATTATCTACTTTAGATATAGATTTAGAAAATGATATACAAATTATAAATAAAAAAATAAACAAAGACAAACCTATAAATAAAAAAATAATTAATATAGAAAATATTACAGAAAGTATTGGTGAGTTAGATGAGTAAAGAAATAGAAATTGTAGATATAAAAGCAACTAAACATTTATTATCTTCTTTGATAACTAATCCATCTAATTTAGAAAATACTAAAATATGTTTAGAGGATTTTATAAATAAAGAATATCAAATTTTATTTTCAGTTTGTAATAATCTATATCAAAATGGTGTAGAAAATATAACTGAAATAACTATATTAAATTATCTACAGAAATATCCATTACAGTTAGCACTATTTAATAAAGCTAATGGAGAAGAATTACTAAAAGAAATAGTAGAATTAAAAGAAAACAATTATAAATATTACTACAATAAGATTAAAAAAATATCCATGCTTAGAAAACTGGATGAGTTGGGTTTAAACGTATTGGAGCTATTTTGTAAATCTGCCGAAATTGATGTAAAAGAAAAAGAGCGAATAGAAAATAACTTTGAGAACGCCACGCTAAAACAAATACAAGAATTTTTTAGAGCACAGGTAGAAGAATGTTTTGGAACTATAGAACATC